CGCCACCGAGGCGGAAAAGGATAGGCAGCTACAGCTTGTAGTCGAGCAGATCAACGAACGCATCGAAAGCATGAAAGAAGGTAGTGCCAAGGAAATCAGTATGGACGAACTCAAGGCCATGCTGGCCGGAACGGCCATGAAGCTGAGGACAACCTCTGACTTGGCTGTTGCCGCGCACGCTGTTGACATCCATAAATATCGCAACCAGCAAGTCATGTCGCCTGCGATTGAGCCTACAGGAAGAGCCAAAAACGGGGCCTCGTTTTATGAGTAGTGATTTAAAATAGACGAGCCGGTGAAGCTCTTGCAAAGCAACACCGGCTCTAACCAATCCGACTATGAAGGAGTCATCATGGCTATAGGCATTGTATGCAAAAGCGGCATTTACAAAATCAAGCACACGGCAAGCGGAAAGCTTTACGTGGGTAGTGCGGTTTTATTAAGTCGCAGACTGGCAAGACACAAAACCGATTTAAAAGGCGGAGTGCATGACAACTGCAAACTCCAGCGCGCATGGGATAAGCACGGGTCTGATGCGTTTGAGTTTACGGTAATTGAGTATGTAGACGTGCTGGAGAACCTGGTTGAACGTGAGCAGTACTGGATGGACTCCATGCGCGCTGTGGAGAACGGGTACAACCTCTGCCCAGTGGCCGGAAGTTGCCTTGGCACTAAAAAGTCAGCTGAATCCATAGCCAGATCAGCCAATGCGCACAGAGGCATGAAGCGAAGCGAAGAGACAAAGGCGCTGATTCGAGCAGCTCGGGCACGGCAAGCGCCTATGTCAATAGAGGGTAGGGCACGCATTTCTGCGGCGCTCGCCACGCGAATAGTTAGCGATGAAACGCGGACGAAATTATCCAAAGCCAACAAAGGCAGGAAGATGAGCGATGCGGCATGTGAGGCCAACCGGCAAGGTCATATCGGCCTTCGTCGAAGTCCAGAATCGATAGCGAAAACCACCGCGGCAAGGCTTGGATCAAAGCATACTGACGAATCAAAAAGAAAAATGTCAGCATGGCAAATTGGTAGAAAGATGTCGCCAGAAGCAATATTAAGACGACTTGAGTCCAGAAAAAATGGGGCTGGGTTTGCACACTCAGCCGAGTCAAAAAAGAACATTAGCCTTGCAACCAAAGGCAAGCCAAAAAGCCAGCAAATGAAAGATCGCCTAAGTCTGGCATTGAAAGGCAGAGTGCCTTGTGCTGCATGTATTGAAGCGTCAAGGAAGGCTCATATCGGGATGAAGTATTCGCCCGAAGTAATTGCTAAAAGGATAGCAGCCCGTGCTCGCAAACGAGCCGAACGCGAACAACAAACACAAGCCGCTTGATGCGGCTTTTTTAATGTCTCAAGCATTTACCCAGTAGGAAATATTATGTCGTATGAATCAAGCCTATCCGCACGCAACCAAACACTGGTTACCATAGCCAATGGCGCCAGCGTCTCTGGTGCGGTTGATATTCGAGAGACTGCTTTGCTTGGCTTCTTCGCCCCGGCAGCCTGGACCGCAGCAGCCCTGCAAGTCGAAGCCAGCGCAGACGGCTCAACCAATTGGGTTCCAATAACCGATTCGTCGGGTAGCGTCACGGGCTCATTGGCCTCAATTACGGCGCTCTATGCCTATGCGCTCGATCCCGTTGCCATGCTGCCGTGGAGATACATCCGGTTCTTGTCTGGCACTGTTGCAACGCCAGTCAACCAAGCCGCGGCCAGAACCTTTACCGTGATCACCCGCCCACTGGCCTGATATGTCGATTGTTCTGTTCAGCAAGACTCCCACCCAGCGCGCCATAGCCCTGATACGCGGGCAGTTCTCCGCTGGCCAGCCGGGCCTGTGGTACGAATTCGGCACCTTCGACGGGCTGTATCAGGACTCAGCAGGCACCACGCCAGTCACGGCAGTAACGCAGCCTGTGGGGTTGATGCTGGATAAGCGTCTGGGGCTGGTGCTTGGGCCGGAACTAGTCACGAATGGGGATTTTAGTAACGGGACGACTGGGTGGACACCGGACGCAGGAGCGACCTTTAGCGTCTCTGCTGGTGTTGCCAGTGTTAAAGGAATCCCAGGCTATGTAGCCCAAAGCTTTGCCACCGTCATTGGAAAAAGCTACCGCATCTCGGGCGTGCTGAAAGCCTCCCCTAGTCTGGCAGCTTTTGCCGGAATCCGCAAATCCGACACCGCAACAGCGACGACAAACACCGTAACCATTGTTAGTGCCAGCAACCCCACAGCAACCGATACTGAAGGTTCGGCCTTGGTCGTGGCAACTGCGACAACGACGTTTATCGTCATGCAGTCGAATAACAATGGTACTGCGTTATTTGATGGAATTACATGCAAGCTCTTCGATGGCAATCACATCCTGCAAGCGACTGCTGGCGCCCGGCCATTGCTCCAGGAATCAACGTTCAAATATCTCACTTTTGATGGTACGAATGATGGCATGGCTACCGGTGTTTTCGCCGCCGGGACGCTCACTGCTGATATGGATTGTTTTATTGCGATCAAACGGAATAGTTCTGCGAAGAGTGTCCTTTTAAGTTTTGATGCAAGCCATCATTTTGGTACATTTGATTCGGCTGGTGGAGCGGCCACGGCTTCAAACGGTGTTGGCGCAAGCGGCACCTATTTACTCGACGGTGTTGCTGTTCCGGGTGGGACCGGAACGACACAGGCGCAACTGAATACCGCGCTTATTGTTAGCGCATGGCACGTTCTTGAGGTTCACAATCTTGACCTGTCGGCGTTTACGCAACTCAAACTGAGCCTGTATGGCGCTGGCTACTTCGTCAACGGCAACATCAAAGATGTCATCCTTCTGCCCGCGCAGTCAGACGCAAACCGCAGCGTTATCAGAAAATATCTTGGATCGAAAGTTGGCCTTGCGTTATGAGCGCCAGCGATCAATCATCTTGCGCAGTGCTTCAAGTACAAATCAATTGCGCGGCGCAAGTGCTCAGAAAGGCTAAGCCCTGTTTTGCCGGTTAATGCATTCAGCGCTTGCCACATGGGTTCTGGGAGTAAAAAAGATATGCGTTTCATGTGCGTTATTTTACCACGATACGCATATTCATGGTTAAATGGCCTTCTCAATCACAGAAGGAGCAAATCATGGTAAATCGTCAAGAGTTCCAGACGGATGGCACGGCCAAACGTCGTCAATACCTGCAGCTCGCAATCGGCCTATTCTGGGTCATTGTGTTGTCGCTGCTTTTGCTGCTGACTGGCTGCTCAACCACAGCCGATAAGCGGGCCTCTGAGGCGGGCTGGACCGATACCGGGACAACCATCACAGCCCTGGCGCTCGGAGCCGCTGAGGCTAATCCGCTGGCCTTGGCGGGGCTGATTATCAAGCCGATGATGTTGAACTACGCTGAAACGCTTCCGGTCGATGAAAAGGTCGATTTACAGTCGCAGGCAAGCGCAATCTGGGGCGGTGCCAGTGCCAACAATTTTTGCATCATCGGTGCAATTGTCACGGGGATGGTCCCATTGGCCGCGCTCTGCCCGGTAGTGGGAATTGCATGGGGATTGAGCGATTGGAACGGCTCAGAGGATGAACGGATTTACGCGGTGATGTGCAAGAACTGGATTGAAGCCAAGCCGGGCAATACATGTTTGCCGTTCAAGACTTGACTTTCAACGATATTCACAACAAGCAGCTCCGGCTGCTTTTTTTATGCCCAACTAATGAGCAATGAAATCCAATCACCGCGAGACGAAATTGATGAGTTCTCGCGCACATGGGTTGCGATCCATGCGTGGACTGAGGCGCAATTAGGCAAGGCTCGGGAAGACAACGACTCGCTATTGCGCGATGAGAATCAGACCGCAGCTTTGCGCGGACGCATCAAGCTACTGAAGGAGTTGATCGACCTGCCGAAGCCCGACAAAAGGGAGCGCGTGAAACCGCCACCCGAACACGACGAATATTGAACATCGACCCGCCTACCATGGCGGGTTTTGCTTTTGGGCTCCACATCGGAGCCCTTTGTTTTTTCCGGGCCAGGAAACTGCCCCATCACAACACCCGCCGGGAAACTGCCGGGACTAGCCAGGAGATTTACAGATGTCAGTTGAACAAGAATCGCGCTCAGCCATTGCAAACGAGGTATGGGAATCCGCCGAGCAATCGCCGGACACAACCAAACCAGAAATTGCAGCGGAAGCGCCACCAGAAACACCAGCGGATGAACCAGTTGCGCAAGCTGATCCGTGGGCCGGCATACCAGCCGCCCTGCGTGAAGAAGTTGAAGGCATGCGGTCCAGGCTGCAGGGGCTTGATGGTATTGATTCAAGGTTGAAGCAAACAGAGCGCCGTCTTGGAAGTGTCCAAAATGAATTGCACGCCGCGAAGGAAGCCGCCAAAGTGGTTTCAGATGCGCCGAGCAAGGAACAGATCGCCCAAGCGTCGGCCAATCAGGATGAATGGGATGCACTGAAAAACGATTTCCCCGAATGGACCAAGGCAACTGAAGGACGTATCGCCGCCGAGCGCGCCGAAATCCTGAAGATCATGCCGGACATCCAGAAGGTGCGAAGCGAAATTCAGAGCGAATCTGACGCCAGGCTGCAAGCGATGACGCTGCGCATGGGTGGGTCAATCGTTGGATTGAAACACCCGGACTGGAAGAAGACGAAAGACACGCCTGATTTTCAACAATGGTTCACTGAAAACAAGCGACAGGACAGCGATGAGCCGGAGGAGGTAATTGCCCTCTTCGACGATTACGCCGCCCACGTCGCAACCCGTAAATCCCCGAAACAAATCAACGCGGAGCGTCAAGAACGGCTAGAGCTTTCGCAAACCACCCCAGGCCGCCGTCTGCCACCGGTTAAATCCGAGGACGACATGAGCCAATCTGAAATGCGTGCCGCAATTGCAAAGCAGTTGTGGAACACCTGACTTAAGGAATCAACATCATGGGTACCCAAAATTACAGCACCGTAGCGTCGCGGAATCTCATCCGTGCCGAAATGGAGCTTTTGAAAATGGTCGAGAACATTCAAGTGATCGGCCTCTTCGGCGAGCAAAAACAGCAGCCGCTGAACAAAACGGAGACGGTCGTTTTCCGACGCCTGAATCCGTTCAACATGAGCGCAACCACTGGTGCGCCCGGCATCACCGCAGCCAACTTCGTAACGGCTGAAGGCACCACGCCAACGGCCAACACGATTGGCTGGACCGACGTTACGTCAACGCTTGAGCAGTACAGCATTCTGTTCAAGTTCAGCTCCAAGGCTGAATTGATGTACGAGGATGACATCCCGGCTGCGATGAAGAAGCTGACGGCAACTACCCTGGCAGAAGTCGCGGAACTCGTGGCTTATGGTCAGGTCAAGGGCGGAACCAGCGTTATCTACGCCAACGGCCTAACCCGTATCGGCGTGAATACCACCATCAGTCTGCGCAAGCTCCAGCAAGCCGCGCGCTCGATGGAAAGTAACCGTGCATCGCATATCACCGATATGGTCAAACCTGGCCCGGACTTCGGTACGGCCCCGGTCGAACCTGCCTACTTGGTGTTCTATCACACCGACGGTTCGAGTGATGTCCGGGCGTTGCCCGGCTTTACCAAGCGCGTTGAGTATGGGACGGCCATCAAGCCTGTTCACCCTCGTGAGATTGGCGCCTGTGAAGAGTTCCGCTTCATCCCTTCACCCCTGTTCGCTCCCTACCTGACGGCCGGTTCTGCAACGGCTAACGGCATGGTGGCAACTTCCGGCAGCGTGGACGTTTACCCGTTCATCATCCTTGCAGAAAGCGCGCTTGGCCACATCAGCCTGAAGGGCACGCAAGACTACTCAGGCATCAGCCCGACGGTCATCAGCTCGAAAGCTAAAAACCACGCCAACCCATCCGGCATGTTCGGTTATGTCGGCGCTGATTTCTGGTACTCATGCGTTCGTCTTAATGAAAATTGGATGACCCGTTGCGAGGCCGGGGTGACTGATCTGGCGTAACAGCCAAAACCAATAGGGGGCTTCGGCCCCTTATTTTTTGAAACAAACCTTTAGGAAATCATCATGTTTAATCTGAATCAAGAAGCAAAGGGCGGCACGTTCTGCCTGAGCAAGGCCGGTCTGGCGATTGGCGACGGCTCCAAGCTGGGCGTTGCTATTGCCTCCACAGTGGGCGCCGGCATCGACTTCTGCATCGACGGCATCATGTACAACCACGCTGATGCAGCCACCGACTTGCCGCTTACTGCGGATGACGCGCAGGGGCTGCTGACCAAGTGCCTGTATTTGATCTGCGTTGACTCTGGCGGCACCGTCACCAGCGTCAAAGGCACTTCCGTGCTGACCGCCGATCTGGTGGCTGGTACGAAGGTGCTGCAATGGCCGGTGCCAACTGCTGATACTTGCCCGGTCGGTGCCGTGAAAATCCAGACTACCGGGACGCAAAACTTCACTGCCGGAACGACCGCGCTTGATGCTGGCTCTGGTGATAATGACATCACGGTGACCTACTACGACCTGTTCAGCGTTCCGACCGCTCCGTTGACGGCGTAATCTCAAGTCAATCAACCCAAGCCCGCCTAATCAGCGGGCTTTTTTTATTGGAGTCAGAAATGGC